CTATATTCAGGGGACCATAGTCCTCTTGCTTCTTCATTATAATACTACGTAATTCATTAAGTATTACATCAACATCACTCGGATTTTTCATCTAACATCCTATTCATATGTATATCAAACTCTTCCATTGCTGCCTGAACTGCTATCTCATTGCTAATAACTTCCCCTTGTCCATTGCTACTTGCTAACAATATTATACCCAACATGGTTAGCATTTGTTTTGCATCCTCTGGTTCTTCATCTATTCTTAGATAGATATCTCGTAATGCATTTAAAATGTCTAACCCTTGGTCATCAGATACTGCTATGCCAACTAACTTTTTGTTAGACTTTACATGCTTCCAAAAATCTTCAGGATTGTCCCAAACATTTTCTGATTCGCTCATCTATCCACTCCTTTCCTTCCTGCACTATGATGCTGTTTACATCATGTCCTTCTGGCATTTGTAATAGGTTAACATTGTGTAGTTCTCTGCTTAGTCTTTTGCCAAACTCTAAGCCAGCATTATCACCATCTGCTAATACAATTACTGTTTCAAAATCATCTAGTATCTTTGCATAGTATGGTCTCCAGTTATTAACTCCAGGTATACCAACTGATGGATGTCCTGTCTTGACTGACAAAACAACTGTGTCTAGTTCACCTTCGGTTACACATATATAACTGCCTGCTGTTAGCACTACTTGTGCATTAAACATTGTAGTCTTAGCACCAGGCATACCCATATATTTAGGGTCATCATTATTATTCATAGTTCTAAATCTTATATCTACTACACCTGATGGTGTGATGTAAGGGATTGCTAATCTATTTCTGTAAGTCTCATGCCCTGGTAATGGGTCTGCTACTACACCTAGATTAAAACTTCTGCCCTCTTCTACCAATAGATGTCGAGTCGAAAGATATTCTTCCGCCAGATGCAGGTCTTTTGCGTACTGGTCTGTTGCCTGCAAGAGATATGCTCTCTGCGAATTTGATAGCCTCAATATAGTTACCTCCTTCTTTATATATTATTAGGTCGTATACATCACCCGCTACTTCGCAACCAAAACATTTAAATCTATTGTCATCATAATTGATGGCTGCTGATGCATGTTTATCACCGTGGAAAGGGCATTTCATTTTGCGCCAGCCATGCCCCACTGCTGGCAGGGTGGCGCCTACGTGTATTAAGTAGGCAGATATATCATGCTTGTTCATCTATCTTCCTAATTAATTCTATCCATATTTTTGCTGGCATTGTTGCATACCATTCTCCTACATTTCCTTTTCGCTCACGCTTGTGTATTACTGCACCTGTCCATGCCTTGTCATTCTTTATCTCAACTTCTAATTCTTTTACCCATGCTGAGAGGTCTATTCGTTTATGGTTTTTTACTTCTATAACTACACCATTAACTCCTGCTATATCTCCCTTGTCTAGGTGTGCTCCCGCAATTCTGCGTTCTGCATAAGGAAAACCATTTATCTTTAGCCAATTAACTACATCTCTTTCAGCACTAGAACCTTTTGCCTTCTTTGGATTGCTCATTCAAACTCCTGTTGTTGTGGCATATACCGAATCATAACGTCATCTAGATACATAGATTCTGGATTGAATGCAAGGGTAACGTAGTTGTTACCCGTCTGGTCTGCTTTACCATAACGATTCTTAACTGCTGCTACACATAAGTAATTCATATCTGCTTGTTTCATCTGACCAATAGTTAATACCATTGCTGGTATCTGGTTAACTAAACCTTGGATTGATGAACGTGGTTGACATGGACTACCTTCATACCCTTCTTTGGTATGGTGTAGTACAAGCAGTGCTGCGTTTGTATCTCTGGCTAGATACTTAAGTTCTTTCATAGCGGCACGCATGCCACCAAACTCATCGTGTCCATCCATTGCTATATCCATTAGGTTATCTACAACAATAAGCGCTGGGCTTCTACCCCAAATGGTTTCAAAGGCTGACACTTCTTCATCTAAATCTTTTAATGTTGGGCTTGATTCAAAACACCAGAACAAATGATTGCCATTGGCTAATACTTCTTTTGCTTTTTCTGGTTGTCTTTTAATTAATTGTTCTGCTTGTTGTTGACTTATGTTGCCAGTCATAGCAATCAATCTCATTGCCATGGTATGTGCATTAGTATCTGCACTGAAGTAAAGGGTTGGCAGTTTAGTTTTTGCTGCAATTGCTAAAGCAATTGATGACTTACCTGCACCTGGAGTACCTGCTATTACAGTTACCTCTGCTCTGCGTAATATCATTCCCGCATTTTCAAACACTTTAAACACAGCAGGTAGTGGCTCGCCACCTACATTAGTGTTGTTAACACTTCTTATTAATGTTTTCATCTCTCTCCTTTAATATAAACGGGGCGAAGGGCCATACCCCACGCCCCGTTTACTGTTAAATACTAAGCAAAGATTGGCTTAGTACGTAGTTCGGCAGGAATTTTAGGTCCTGTCCAGTTTGGTGCTGCTGCTGGGTCGTAGAACGCTTTGTATGGTTTGCCAGTTGCCTGTGCTTTACCATACTTAAGAACCATAACTCCTCTTTCGCATGACGGTGCGCCAGGTTTGTTATAGACCCAGGTGTTTCCCCATTTATCTTCCACTGTTTCTTCTCCACCAGATTCATTTGATGAAATGTTTGAATTAAAACTAGAAGCAATATCTGATACGGACATTGGCTTATTTGCCGATGTTCCTTTCACTGCTAGTTCTACTTCAGTAACTGCATCGGTAATGATATGTATACCTTGTGCAATCATGTCAGCAAATTGGTCTGCTGTATCTGCACGCAAAGTTATTTGCGTACCTCCTGCTGTTTTGAGGTTGATACTGATTGGTGATTCAGTGCTACTCATTTTTCTCCTATTCAAATGAAGTGGTTAAACCTTTCTGGTCTCTCCACTTTCTTGCTTTCATGGCCAATTGTAAACCTTTCCAGCCCTCTTTAATATCTATCCACACTAACTTACACGTGCCAGTCCCTGCGGGTAGATGAATAATGATTGCTTTATCTTTGTTTACTTTACCCCATGTACCACGGCTTGCCGTGGCAGTATCATACGGCAAGCCGTTGGCATAGATAGCCAACTGTATTGCAATATTACTTGGATGGTCTATGCGACCAGTCTTAATATCTGCAATAAATAACTCGCCTTTATACTCAACAACTCTGTCTGGTGTGCCAGCAATTTTGTATTTGTCTAACACACTAAACTGTTCAATGAACCTGTTGCTGAGAATCTTAGTTGCTTGTTCGTAGGCTTTTACATCTGGCATCCACTCTGGTGGTACCACGCCTAAGTCGTGTCCTAAATCTAATTGTTCAGCAAACGAATGGATTGCTGTACCTATGTTGGCTGCTGTGTTTGCACCTGCTACTTTCATAGCATCTTCAATCAAAGAGTTGACTGCTAGTTTATCTTCTTGTGCTGCAGTAATAGACAACAATATATCTGGTCGTGTAGTTAAACCTATTGCTGCCATCCGCATTTTCCATGCGGTTAATGCTGATGCATCATCGAGAGAGTTAGCAATTGTAGTTGCTCTTGTATAGGCCACTGCTTTACCACCGTTTGGTGGCACTACTAATGGTCTGCCGTACCTATCTCTATCTATTTCTACGTTTGCCATGTTCTCCTTTATGAGTCAGCCCTGAGAAAGGAGATAGCCGAAATCAGGGCTGCTCAAGATTAGTATATCACATACTAGGCTTCAGGGTAAATCGAATCAACTGTAATGTCGTCAACCCATATATCGCCATCAGCCGTGAAGTTAATATCAATACTGTCTTGAATGATATTCTCTACTGCTTCTTTGTTGGCTGCTTCTATGCCTGTAACTGTGGCTGTGATAGTAATGGTTGCTGACCATGACTTAGTTAGTTCTTCACTACCTATGCTGGTTAGCAGGTCATTGACATCTCCTACTTCACATACAATCTCTGATTCATCTGGCTCATACCTAGATTGAAAGAACTCTTTTACATCAAACTGAGTGCTCTTTAATTTGCGCTCAACTTGTAGTAATTCTGTTTTGATATTCTCTTTATCTTCTATCAATCTGGCTAGTGATTCATTGGTAAAGGTATACTTAGTATCCTTTACCTGGATAGAGATGGTTGGTTCTGTGCCATCTACCTCACTGTAATACATTGTC